CGGCGGCGCGTCCGTGTCTCCCGTTGGCCCCGGAGGCGGGCTAGAAGCCGCTCATCGGCGCGGGCGCCGGCATGAGGGCTTGCATCTCGTTCACGCGCGCGTCGCTCATGGTCTTGAGCGCATTCGCCTCGGCTTGGCGGGCCTGTGCGCGGGTCTTCTCAACGCTCGCGGCCTCGCCTTCCAGCGCCAAGCGCGTCGCGGCCTCCTGCTCAGGCGACGGCTGCTGCGGCTGGCTTCCCTGCTCCAATTGCTCGAGCAGTTCGCGCTTCTTCGGCAGCGAGGACGCCTTGAGCAGGAACGGTCCAGGGTTCGGGCCCAGCGCGCCAACCTTCGCCAGTTCTACCAGCGCCGCGTACTGCTCCTGCTGGACGTTGGCGGTGTCCGGCGTGCTGTCTACGATGATGTCGACGCCCATCTGAGCGACATTGTTCCGGACCTCGACGACCGGCTCCATGACGATCTGACGCGTCACCGGATCGTACTTCGCGAAGCCCGTCGCGGGGTCCATCACCGGCCGCTCGCCGACGACGACCGGCTCGTTGATCTGCACGAACTTGACCGCGTTCTCATCGTCCGTGACGCGGATGAACTTCGGCGCCTTCCAGTACTGGCGCACCCGCGCCCAGATCTGACGGAACACGCGCAGTTCTTGGTCTTCCAAGCCCGCGAAAAGGTGAGCGAGCTCGGTCATGCCGGCCTGCTGGCGGATGAGCTGCGCCCGGCCGCTCGCCGACGCGCTCTGGCGTCCCAGCACTTCCGGCGCCGGTCCGATGCGCTCGATTTCGCCCTTCGCTTCCTGCAGCAGCGCGATGTCGAGCTGGAACTTGTCGTTCGGGACGATGCTGTAGCCCGGCGGGATCACGCCGTCCGGCTTGGCCGCCTCTCGCCGGACTTCCTCGGGATCGGCGTAGGCGGCGACCGGGTCGCTCTCCTGCACCTGCCGGAACGTCGCGTGGTGCGCGGCGCGTCGGCGGTACGTGTTGATCTCGTCCTGCGGCCCCGTCATGTCCGCGACGACGCCGTAGCGCTGGTTCTCGTCGTCCACGTAGGCCGAGACGGCCTCGATCGGGTTGCAGGGCTTGCCGTCGTTGTCCTGGTAGGGGCTCACGCCCTCTTCCAGCTTCAGCGAGCCCACGAACGCGCACTTCAGCCACTCGCCGCGCTCGCGCTTGTACATCTCGACGCGCAACATCCGCTTGCGGCGCGGGTCGGTCCACATGGTGGAGCCATTGTCGTGCGGCCGGTCGGCCCAGGTGGCGTCGCCGGTGTCGCCGAGAGAGCTCGCCAGCCTCAGTGCGGTCTCATGCTCGGGGTAAGCGGCGATGATCTCGTCCACGTACTGCCACTTGGCCACGCCCATATAGGACGCGTCCGAGAAGTCCGGCTCGCGGCTGTAGGGGTCGTAGAAGAACTCCTCGAACCGGATGCGCTGCAGCCGCACCTCGAACTGGGCGTCAACCTCGATCAGGACCGCCGCCGTGCCCTCGACGAGCATGTTGCGGAAGACCTTGAGTTTGTTCTGGTGCCAGCGGTTGATGTCCGAGACGTACCGCAGCGTGTCGGTCGCAACCTCACTCGACGCCTCGTCCTGCGGCGTGCGCGGCCAGGCGCGCGGGTCGGACTTTCCGCGCTCCACGACGCCGACCATGCCCTCGATGCCGGGGCGAATGCGGTTGATCGTGAAGTCGGGCTGGCGCTTGCGGCGAAGAGCCTTCTGCAGCTTCTCGTCGATCTTGCCGTCGTAGTAGCGGCGGTGGCGCTTGGCGTACTCGCGCGCGGTCTGCGTCAGGTCGCGCGCCTCCTGGAAGAGGCGCTTGTACGTGTCGAGCGCGACCTCGGGGGCCGGCGGGGCGGGCGCTACGCTGCTTGCCATTCGCTGTCGCCTCCCCTGTCCCGGCCCACGTAGTCACGGCGTTTCGCTGGCGGTGGCGGCGCCTTGGCCTTGGCGCCACCGCGGCGAAGGGCCTCCAGGCCGTAGCGGGCCGCGTCGATCAGGTGGTTGTCCTTGTCCGCCAGCACCGGGAGGATCTCGCCCGTCAGCGGGTCGGTCTTCCACGAGTAGAGCGTCAGCTCCTCGATCGTGTGCTTGCAGCGCGGATGGACGACGATGTCGAAGGTCCGCAGGAACTCGATGCCGTCCTCAAGCGAGCCCGGGCCCTTGATGGCCGGGACGATCCGGAAGCCCTTGCGCTTCATGTATGACACCGTCTCAGGCCGGGCGCTGTCCGCGGTGATCGTCCAGCGCAGCGCGCCCTTGATACCCGGGTGCTTGTGCGGGTTCTGCCAGCGCTGGTCTTCGGGGACGCTCGGAGGGCAGTCCCCCGCGAATAGCGCCGGCGTCTCGTCGATCTCGCACCCGATCTTGTAGGCTTCCTGGTCGATGTAGAGCGTGCGGCCGATGACGTGCATCCGGATGAGCACGGTCGGATCGATGCTGAACCCCCAGTCGGCGCCGAAGCGCAGCACCGCGTCGGCCGGCGTCTCGAAGTCCTCGACCCGCCAGTTGCGGAAGACGCGCGCCTCGCTGTTCGTCTCGTAGCCGCCCAGCCAGACGTGGTTGTAGCGCTCGGGATCGCGGCGAAGGTCGTACTCGGCCTCCTGCCGCAGCACGTCGGGAAAGAACGGGTTGTCGGTGTAGTTGACCTGGCGAACGATGCTGCCCGGCGGAGGGCCGTCTTTGCCGCGGAACATCACGTCCACCGGATCGGTGGGCTGGCCCGGGTTCCACTCCGCCCAGATCTCCGACCCGGGCTTGCGCACGGTCGGGATCAGGAGGTCCCAGGAGCGCTGGGCGACCTTGTTCGCCTCCATGACGATGGCGAGGTCCAGGCCCTCGGTGGACTTGATGGCGTCGGGGTTGGTCCGCAGTCCGTTGAACAGGAACACCGTGCCGTTCCTGCCCCTGATCTCCGTGTCCGTGCTCTCGTAGAAGTCGCTCAGGCCGTTCTCGGCGATCTTGTCGTCCAGCAGGCGTTTGGCGCTGTCGCGGATCGACTTCTGGATCTCGCGGTAGACGCCGACGCGAAGCGGACGCTGGGCGCCCTTGATGATCGCCGCCGAGCAGAAGCTGTGCGACTTCGCCGATCCCCGGCCGCCGTACGCGGCCCGGTAGCGGACCGGCATGCCATCTTCCGCCTTCTCTGCCCACAGGAACTGGAAGGCGCGGGGAAAGCTGACCTCAACCAGCGAACGTCACCCGGATTTCCGGGAGCGCGGCCCCGTCCGGGCCAGTGTGCTCCTGGGTGATCTTATCGCCATACTTCTTCGGGGCGAGCTTGCCTGCCATCCACTTTCGAGCATCAACGCGCAACTTGGCGCGCGCCACGAACTCGGTGTTGCAGACCTCCCGCTCGTCCTCTCCGACGATCTTCACGTCGCCCGAACTGTCGTCGGCGATCTCCAGGATGTCTTCGAACAGCGCCTCCGCCTGAGCTTCGCGTGCGCGGGCGTACTGGTCTACGAATGAGGCGTTCGCCGGGTCCGCCAGCCACTTGAACACCGTGCTGCGCGCCGGCATGTCGTCGTCGCGGCAGATGCGCCGCAGGCTCTCGCCCTCGGCGATCCGCTCGAGGATCACATCGGCGATGGCTTGGCTGAACTCACTCACGACGCCAACTCCGCATCGATCTCAGCAATCCATTCTTCCAGCTCAGCGACGTTGCGAGCGAAGCCCGGCTCGTTACGGCGCTTGTCCGCCTTGGCCTTGTAGGCGTCGCGACGGGCGACGAGCTCAGCCCGCGCCTCGTCGCTGAGGACCGGCGGCGGAGGCGGCTCGTCAGCCTTGGGCAGGACGAAGCCGGCGAGCGACTGGATCTCGTCAGGGGTCAGGGTCTCAGGTTGGGAGAGACCCCGGGCCGCGATCGAGGCGATGCTCGAAGGCTCGGGTGTTTCGCTCACGCGACGAGCGCTAGCATGGGCGCGATCATGGGCATGCAGCCTCCGAAACGGCCAATTGGGGGATTGAGGGTCGGTCTTGCAGACGCAGCGGGAAAGAGTGCGGCTCGAACGCCTCCCTCGGCGACAAGGCGACGCTCTGCGATCACTCTGGGCCCGCGGTTGCGCTGCGCGACCACGCTTCTTACGGTCGCCAGATGGTCAAGCTGTGTCTGCCAATCCTTGCCGCTCTTGCAGTCACCTCGTGCTCCAGCCAGCGAACCGACGGGAGTACCTACACCCTCTATCGGTCGGGCGGGACAGTGCCAGGCATCGAGCAGGGGCGCGCGGAAATGGAGCGAATGCGCATCCATGTGGCGACCTTCGACGCCCGCGAGGGCGAGGCCTACAACCAAGAGAACTGCCGGATCGCAGGGGACCTGTTCCAGGGGCAGCCGGGGGTTACGTCTCGCTTCTGGTGTGAGAAGGGGAGATACCGCCCGTAGCTCAGCTGCGCCGCGTAGGGACCCAGGGCGGGCCTTCGTCAGCTAGACTGGGAAATTTTTCAGAAAAACAGCTGAGCGCCAGGAAACTATTCGCTGAAGCGAAGGTTGTTTCCTTTGCGAGCCCCTGCTCGCGAGAAAGAGGAGACCGTTATGGATATGACCATAACGATCCCCGGTGCTCTGGTGATGATGGTCATTTTCATGGCCATCGTAACCATCCGGAGCCGATAGCTCCGGACCGATGGGGATCCGCCCCGCTGAAGTTGCAGCTTCGGCGGGGCACCTTTCTCGGCAGGCGGTCAACGGACAAGCCTGCCAAGTTGTTCCCACCGCGTCCTACACTGTGTTGGAACATCCTCCGTTGATCGCCATGCTCCTCCAAAACGGGGGTGATGATCTGCGAGAACTGGCTGAAGAAGGCGGCTACAACGAAGTTTGAAAGCGCCAAACGAAAAAGCCCCGGCAGGTGACCGGGGCTTCGACGCGCTTCGCGCAACGTAGAGAATGTACCGAGAACGTTGGCCGCGGTCAACGACCCGACTTCTTCTGCCCTGAGAGGCATGAGCGTGCAGCTGAGCGCTTTCCAAGCGCCGCGTCCGCGGTAAAGCTTCTCGCTTTGGCGAAGCGGGGCGCCCAGTGCCGAAGGATGATTTCCAAATCTACCATATCATTGGCTCTAACAGTGAAGATCCGAGGCAACCGCCAGAGCTGATGCCGGGGTTCGACGATAATTTCTCGCCGGTCGTTGGAAGAATTGTCGGGCACTGGTCGATGCTCGAGCAAGAGACTGACGTCCTGGTGTGGGCCCTGCTTCGAAATGCCGAGAAGAACCAGGCCGGATGGAAGAGGTGGGGCTTTTCGCAGCGGTGGAAACTGCTGCAAACCGAATGGCAGTCATTCGCTGCGGAACACGATGAGCTTATCGGGGAAATGGCCGGCATCGCCAAGTCGGTGAGCATTTGCAAGGTCGTGAGAGACCACATCGCTCACACCAGAGTGACCTATAGCATGAATGACCGCGGCGCCTTCGTGCGGTTTCAAACTGGAAACAGATCATTTCCTTGGTCAAAGCGCTATCACTTGCCCGACCTAGATGCCGTATCGCTGCGCCTCTCGAACGCTGTGGGTCAGTTATTTCGGCTCACCAACCTTCAGTTCTCACAGTTCTTCAAACCAGAGAGCTTGGCTCTCCTGTCGACGCTCCCCGATACCCAGAAGACTCGATATCCCGAGATCTGAAAGGACGGTTGGCCTCGGCTTCGGATGGCGTCAGGCGGCTATGCAACTTCGCTCTTCGTAAGCATCTCGCAGGTTCACGCACGCCGCCCGTACCGCAGCGCCCTGCGCGTGCAGATGAGACTCCCCGGTGATGTAGGCCACCGTCTCCCGCCAGCCCGGCCGCGACGGCTGCGGCGAGATCAGCTCCGTGAGCAGCCAGGCGTCTCGGCCGCTCAAGCGCTTCAACACGGCATCCACCCGCTCACCCGCAGCGATGATCTGGTCGTTGCGGCAGAGGGCGGCCTGCTCGTCGCCGTCAACCCGTTCCATCGGCCGTCCGTGGTCGTGCTCGCCCCGGCGGATGGTGATGTCGCGCTCCAGACGGCGGGCGGCGTCGTAGCAGCCCGGCTGCATGCCGGCCTTGAGTGCCTCGAACACGTCTAGGCGGCGGGCGGTGAGGACGTTCTTCTGGCCCTCGCGGCGGATGGCGACGTCGGTGTGGGCGGCGAGATCCGCACCGTCAGACTGCAGGTTCACCGCTGCGAAGTCCTGGCGGCGGCGGGCGAGCTTCT